AGAAATTTCCGTTCGAACTCGGATTATCTCCGTTAATTTTGTAGGTCAAGACGTGCCATCCGCTGGTTGGAATAATTACCCCGGTTGTTTCTTTTATCACGTTGCGCACCTGTGTTGATGAATACCAGTCCACGCCTGAAGCAATCAACACGCCATCCAGGTAAATATCTGTAATTGCATGTCCGTTGTGGGTTTGCCCCAGTGTTTTTAGCGTATAAGTTCCTGCTGCACACCAACCTTCAAATGAATAAGTGGTTCCATTGTTTGCGCTCCCGGCAGACGACGGCATGAAATAGAATCCAAACAATTGAGCTGTATCAATGACGCGCTCCAGTGAATTGCTGGTTTTGACTTCATCCCAATACCAGGTGATTTGTGTTGGCATCACCGGCCGTCCCAGCGTGGTGTTAACCGTCGGCAGCGTGCTGTCCTTCTCCGGGTCATCATCAACACCGTCATCCGTATAGCTGGTAGTCGTGTTGTCATCAATATCAATTCGATAAATATCTGTTTCCTCCCCTGTCACCGGTTTGTAATAGGTGCGAAACAACGCCCGCCCCACCGTGCCGTGCGGGCCAATGGGGATATTGGTAATACTTACGGTGCGATATGTAGATGTGAGGGTCACATACGATGTTGGGTCTTTTAGCGTTGTGATCCCATCTGCATCCACAAATGCAACTTTATAAGCGACCATATAGTATGGATCGTACGACAGGCTGCCGCCGCTGGCTCTGGCAATTGATGGCAGTGTATAAGGCGGGTGCAGCTGTGCAATGGCAGACGGGAATCTTCCTACGCAGCTCTCATCCTGATTATGATGCAAAAACCTCTTGCCGCTTAAGTTTAGTCCTTGATCGTTGAAGTGAATGGACGTGGAATAAGAAACATTGATATTGTCTACATAAAACCCAAACCCTTTTGATACCTCAATGACGATTTCCGCGTGCGTTGCACCATCCGGCGGAGTCAAAAACTGCGCCGCCGTTCTGACAATCGTCTGATTGGATTCATTACACAAAACAGTTGTGCCGAGCAATGTTCCACCGCTAGCAGCATCATAGAATTTTATAGATATCGTGTAATCAGACAATTGAGAAATGGTTGCCAGGAAATACGGCGGATTGTATGTTCTGCCATAAATGATCTGCGCGGTCGCCTCATCGGCACTGGCGAAATTCAGCATAATCCCGTTGTTATCGACAGACCCATTTAGCCAGTTTTCCAACACAGACGTTCCTAGGGGCATCGAAGCCCACACATTGCTCGATCCGCCTGACAGAGCTAAGTCATCAATATAAGATGCGTCCGATGCCGTGCTTCCGGCTCCTGCAACCGCCCATGAATTTGCACCATCATAAGTGCTCCAATTCATATCCTCAGTGATCGCTCTCAAAACCAGTCGGTAATACATCGTCCCAATTAAGCCAGAACTTGCTCTATTCCATATCCAATAATACAGTTTGAAACCGTGAATGGTTGCAAGAGAATTAACCGCTGATAGGTCGCATTTAATAAACGACCTGTTGACTCTGTCTTGATACGTACCAATAAACAAGAATCGAGAATTAGCCAAAGGCGGATCATCGGTATAGACATAATCCTCATCATTGATTGTCAGCGCCAGCACAGCCGGTAAAATTACGTTTTCATAATATTTATACTGATATTCTTTTGTGTCCAGGCTGATCCGGTAAGGTTTGCCAGCATTTACGGGAAAACGATTGCTGGTCAGCGTTTTTGTACCACTCTCTACATCCTTCACATGCAATCCGAACGACCCATCCAGCTTTGCATCTGCGATAACCTCAAAATAATCCGTGTCGCTGGTGTTCCAACCGGTCAGGTCGCCGTCTTCAAAATCGCCATTTCTCACCAGAGATTCGGCGCTGTCAGAAAACGTCACCCCCCAGGCGGGCACATCGCTGCCAGGCGGAACAAACATCTCCAGGCGTCCAACTCGCTGATTCTCCCCGGCTTCATTGGTAGCCGTTTGCCGAATGACAAAATTTAGCCCGGTCATCAAAATACCCAGCCGGTTCAGCTTCCCGGCGCCAGCTGCATAATCCAAACTGCCCTCTTCGGCATTCACCCAGAACTGCGCTTCGCCGTTGTCATTGAAACCGACAAAATGACAGTGGAGGCCAATCAAATCATACAAATCCTCACCGCTATGGATCATGCGAATCAAGCCATCTAGCGTCTTGACCGTGAGATTAAAGTGCTCCATGTCGCCCAGATCATTAGTTTCAAAATCCCCCAGAGAATTAACAGAAATCATTCGCAACTTTAATTCTTCATAAAGTTGCCGCAGCTCACGTACCTCATCCTCCAGAGTTGTCATAACGCACCCTCCAGCGTGATTTTTACCCGGTTATTTTTTTCGTCGTAGGTCATCTCATTCAATTCCCCGACCCCCATCCAGCCATGCCGCCCGCCAGGCAGGTATACATTCGGCAGGTGCACATCGAAACTGTTGCCGCGCCGCATCAACCCAAACACCTCATCCACGTCCAGCACATTCCCGCTGATCTGGATGGTCGGGTTGGCTCTTGCCGCCGCTAATATCCGCGTGGCATCGCTTAACAAACCAATCTCTTTCACCCCGCTGATCTGTATAACCTTGCTGCGCAGGCGATAAGTGTCAATCGAATTTTGCACCAGGATGGGCTCTGTTTGCAGCCGTCCCGTTTTGGTACTTTGGTCGCTGATACCGATCACCCGGTTTCGGATATCGGTATCGATGGTCACGTTGGTCACCTCAAAATTTCGTTTCGGACCTCCCCCGCGCAGCTGGTAATTGGTGTACACCCCCAGTTGATATTTCATGTCGAAATACACGTGCAGTTGATTGGTGCTCGCGTCCCGCTCCGGGCGTAGTTGAATCTTCATCCCGTTCTTGGTGGCCAGGTCTTTCAACTGTGTCCAGATCGATGTTTGACTGAACGCTTCCTTCGCGCTGATTGGACCGTCCTCAATCTCGCCCGGGCGGATCAACAAATCCTCAGCCGCATTAGCCGCCTCGAGTAATGCCCGCGCCATGCTGCCCGCACTGCCCGCCAGGGTCAACGGCGTTTCCAGGTCTCGAATAGCCAGCAGGTACTCACAGCTATACACCGCCGCCTGGATCGGCAGCAGTGCCTCCCACGGCGTGTCGATCATGCCCGCCCACGCCGGCAGTGGGTCCCGTTCCACCAGCACCATGCGCCCTAACTGCAAATTCTTCTCCAGGGCATATTCTTTCTTCAAAACCAGCTCGGTTTGCCCGCCGTCGCTCACGTACCAGGTGCGCGAAAGAGGTGCATGCACCTCGCCGGTGCTGTTGCCGCTCACGTCAAATAAAACCACTCGGCTCATACGCGCCTCACATACCACTCAAAATCCACATCCAATGTTCCCAGGTCTGCCCCTGCAACATCGATGTCGTTATCACCGGGTTCCAACCGCATCCACTCCGCCCGCCCTTCATCGTTGAGCTGCATCGAGTTATGCGCGTTCACCCCGTCGCAGGTCACCGCAAATTCCTCTGCATCAATCACCACCACCTTGTTCAACACCATAGGGCACACAAACGCCAGGCTGTCCCCGTTGCGCTGGTTGGTGATCGTCACATCCATGCTGTAATTCGAGGTTTCACTAAAATAGGTTCCCGTGGGAATTTTCGCACTGGGGAACTCCACCGTCAGGGTCAGCACTTCCAATGCCGCAATGGCATCCGCTGCCGCTGCCAGGCTGCCGCTTAGAATGAACTGCGCCCAGGCATAACCGGAAATCGCCAGGTTCGTTTGGGTGATCGTCTCCCATGTGCTCACTGCCGTTGGTTTGGCATTGGATTGAACATTTGCCCATTTTGATCCATTGGTGCTCTTCTGTAGCGCGGCAATTTTGGGATATCCGGCGCTGTTGCGATATTTCGCTCCCGTGTAGGATATTCGGTAGATCCCGCCCGGGCTGAATAATCGCCAGCCCATATATCCGCTTTCCAATTGCCATTTTCCAGCCCGCTGCCACGATGCCATTTGCATGCCCATTGCCGCATCGCCGCTGTCCGCATTCTGTTCAATCAGGTAGTTTTCACTCAGGTCGCCCACCCGTTTTAGCACTGGCGTCCAGCTGCCCTGCCGGATGGTGCTGTTCAGGTCGTAATACGGCGTGGATGCGGTATAAATCCACTGGCTATTGTTTGATGCCGATAGATCAAACAATGGTTTTTCATCATCGTAATGATCATCTTCCAGGCTCGGGTCGGTTGCCGTGGCTTTCCCATAAATCACATGGATCACATGCTGCACGAACTGAAACACATTGCCGGCTGAATGCGCCTGCAGCGTAGTATTCAACACCCCGCGCTGTGTGATGTACGCCTTTTTGGACGCCGGGTCGCGTCCGCTGTATTGCATCCATTCCGTTCCGTGCATCAAGATCCCGCTGGAAGGCATAGCCGCCAGTGTGGTTTGATTGTTTTTGGTGTTCTTAAACACCAGTGAGGGAATATCCCCGCTGCTGGCCACCGGTGTCAGCAAATCCAGCTCATATCCCGGGCCAATATCCAAAACAAACCACACATGCGTATGGTCCGTGTTGGCGTCCGCAATCCAGCGCGGCATTTCTTGCCCGTCCACGATCACCCGCAAATCATAGCAATCAGCCCGGCATTTTCCGGCAGTCACCAGCGCCGCCGTGTCGATGGTCAAACACCACGCCCGCCGTCCCCAGTTCACACCCTTCACGCCCGGCAACTGGTAAATCGTTTGATGGTCAAACATCAGGCTTTGCCCCGCCGTTGGCGTCAAAGTCACCTTCAAACGTGTGGGCGACTTTCCCCCCACACTCAGAGTGATCGTATCGCTCTCGGTCAGGGTGGCGTCGTCTGTTTCAGCCGTTACCGCCCGCCAGGCTGTTTTCGCCGCCTGCAGCACAATCGTATATTGATTGGGATACGTGGCGTCCTGCACCAGCGACTGCACCCGGCAGGCCTTGAAATAATCCACCCCGGTGATGGAAATCACCAGGTCGCCCGCCGTGCCCGGGCGCAAAGCCTGGCGCAGTTCAGCCGCCAGGTTCGCCCGGTTGGCATAGTTATGGATGGTCACCACCAGGCTGTGACTGGCCACATTCAGTGCAAACGTCCCCGCGTCATCCGGGTCGCTGTCCGTGTTATCCAAAAACACATTGTCCGCCGTCCCCGGCGTGAACAGGTTAATTCCCAGCGCCGTGTAATCGCTGCCGTCATTGATTTCAAATCCATTGAACGTCTTGACTGTTACCATAAGTTCCTCTTTCTTTTCCTCCCCTAAAATCCCGCCTTTTGGATTTTGGGGGAGGAAGGAGGGGGTTCGCTCCCCTTCCCTTTAGGGAAGGGGGTGGGGGATAGGTCAGAACCGCTTCGCTTTCGCCTTCACCGACTGCACCAGGCTCCCTGCGCTCTCCTGGATAATCAACGTACCGTAATTCGCAAAACTCTCGCTGTTGCTGACCGACTGCATCCCAAATCCGCCGCCTACACTCATGCCGTCAAATGAGAAATTTAGAAGCCCGCCCATTGCATTACGCAAAATATTAGACAGGTTTCCGAACCGTCTGGTAATACCCAGTGCAGTCGAATCCATAATTCCTTCGCCAATATCGACAAATCCGGGAATGGGAGATTTCATTCCAATTGCATCTTTTGCTTTCTTGACCAATCCGGCGAAGAAATTCTTCACATCGTTATAAAACTTACTCGCATTGGCTTGTATGCCTTTCCACACTGAATCAACAATACCTTTTCCAATGGTGAGGAACTTTGCCACGATCAACCCGGCGCCCAGCAACGCCGCCGCCAGTGCCCTGCCCAGGGCGCTCAAAATCCCCGGACCCGATTGGGTAATCCCATTGATCAACATCTGGATAATCTGGAAACCCATCGCCGTCACTTGCGGCAGAATGGCTATGATCGCGTTCACAATCGCCCCGATAATCTGAGGCATCGCCTCAACCAAAATCGGCAAAGCCGCTATCAAACCCTGCACCAGTGCCAGCAGTAAGGCAATTGCCGCCGTAGCCAGCAATGGAGCATTGGAAACCAGGATATTCACAATCTGAATGATCAGCTCCGTAATTTGTGGAATCATCGTCGGTGCCGCCTGCGCCAGCCCGTTCGCCAGCGCAATCACAATCTGCAGCGCCACGTCGATCAGCATCGGCAGATTTTGCACCAGTAGATCAACCAGCATCAGCAAAATGGTCACTGCCGCCGGTCCCAGCAAAGGCAGGTTCGAACCGATAAATCCAACCAGACTGCCCACAATCGCTGTCACTGCCGGCAAAATGATCGGCAAATTGGAAATGATCGCCTTCACCAGCCCGCTCAATATTGCCAGTCCGCCCTTTGCCATTTTCGGACCCTGTTTTGCCAGGTCGGTCACAATCCTGCCGAACAACCCGGATATGCCGTCTGCCATTTGCCCCATGTCGCCGTTGGAGCCTTTGACGATCCCCGCCAGTTCTTTTAGGTATCCGCCTGCCGTGGTGGCAATTCCGCTGAATGCCGGCATAAATGCCGCTCCAATGGTATTCACCACGCCCTTCAAACCCATTTGCAGCGAATCCATTTGATCCTGGAACGCCGCACCCGCTGCCACGTCCTCTTCGCTCATCACCGCCCCCACCTTGTGAGCTTCTTCCGCCAGGCGTCCCAATTCCTCCGATCCGGCTTTGATTAGCGGGTTCAGCTCCATTGCGCTCTTGCCCAGCAGCTTTTGCGCAATCACATCCCGTTCGGTTTCATCGGTCATGTTTCCCAGCGCCGTGATCGCCTCGTTGAATACTTCTTCGCGGTTTCTCAGCGTCCCGTCCGTGTTGGTAATCGTTACACCCAGTTGGTCAAACGCGGCAATCAGATCATAATTGCCGGAAATTTCATCCTCCAGTTTTCCGTCATTCAATTGTTCATTGAAGGCAGATTGTTGGTCTCTGGCCTCGCCCATCGAACGGGTCAGCCTCCCCAGCACGCCGGTCATGGTTTCCAGGTCTGTGCCCACAATTTCGCCGGCATACGCCATCTCCTGCAGGCGCGTCACGCTGATCCCTGTCTTGTTCGACAGATCGACCAGCGCCTCCGATTGTTTCGCCGTATCCAGCGCCATCTTCGCCGCACCGGCGCCAATGCCTGCCACTGCACCTGCTACCGCCGTCGCGCCAATCGCCAGCACCTTCAACGTGGTCACCACACCGCCAACAATCTTTTTCAGGTTGTCCAACCTCAAACCTGATTTCTCTGCCTTGTCTCCCAGGTCTTCCACACCTTTGGAAGCCTGAGAGGTCTCATTTTTTATGTCATCCAGCGCCTGGTTGGTATCGCTCAATTCCTTTTCATGCTTATTGAGCTCCTCAGTCGCCTTGTTGATTTTGATCTGATATTCCTGCGCTGCCTTGGACCCTTCCCCTTCTTTTTCAACAATATCGCCATAGACCTTGGTCAGGTTTTCAACCTTCTGGCGTTGCAAGTCGATAACTTTCGTCAATGCCTGGGTGCGAAGTTGCATGCCGTCAGCGTCTTTGCTCCAATCTCCCAGGGCAGCCGCCGAGGCACGGAATCCGGTTTCGATAACTCGGATTTGGGTATTCAATTCATTGACCTTGGCTTTATAATCGCCAATGTCCAGACCTACCTTGCCGTCAAGATTGCTGCCATCTCCCATAATTCACCTCACAACCAGTCAGCCTGGTCGCAATACATTTTTTGTTCACGTTTGCCTCCGTTTTGTTTCCACCGGGGGAAATGCAGCACAAAGGCAATCAAACTTTCCATATCGGTTTCATCAATCTCTTTGAGTGACCAGTGAAAGGTGCTGACCAGGGAACATTCCAGGTCATACAGCCAATCAGGATCATCGGTATTCGGCGCCGGGGTGGTTTCCCCGGCTACGTAGGGTTTACCGCATCCAGCTTCATCGACCGGCTGGCTTTGGTAACAATCATATTAATCACGGCAATCATGTCGCTGACGTCTGCATATTTATCCAGCTCATCCAGCGTCACTTGCCCGTCAAAAATTTCAACAACCAGCGCCGCAATTAAATCAACATCTTCTTCTTTCAAGTTTTCCTGGTCAATTTCGCGGCTTAATTTCACGGCACGTTTGAGTATGCCCCAGGGGATAATCGGGCGCTGACAGGTTTTGATCGCCTCATCCTTTTGATCGTAAAGTTTTAGTTCAACAATAGTTCCCGGCATAAAGCACCTCTCTGATGGTATGTAGGGGCGCACAGCGTGCCCTTGGGTACGGCGTGCGCCCATCGCTCTGCGCCCTGCGCCCCTTGAAAATCGTTTCCATAGAAACGTTACGCACCGGCAGTAGTGAATGTGATCACTGTGTCTGCCAGCACCTGGCCGTAGATATCCGTCACGCCCGACAGCACCAGCGAATAGCCCGTAGACACTTCCAGGCTCGCCGTGGGATTGATTGTGATGGTTTTTTTGTCGGTTGACAGCGTTTTGGCAGCCGCCACCGGTGCATTGGCATCATCCAACAGCGCCACATGGTTTGCCGCATCGCTCAACAGCGCATTATTGAAGGTGATCGTCTGGTTGGAGGTGATCACCACGCCCGTGGCGTCATCCAACGGCGTGCTCGTGCTGATCGCAATCGCACTCACCGCCGTCACCTCTGGTGTCTGCACCTGGGTAAACCAGCTCGTCCCACTGAAATTAGTAGTGTCCTCATCGCCTAAAATGCGTTTGACGCCGTCGTCAATATCGCCCAGGTCAAATTCGTGAATCGTCTTGATCGCAATAAAGGTCAATTTGATTGTCTTTGGGTCAGGGCTGTCCGCTTTTGTCACAGCTTCTTCAGAGGGCATGTCAAACCGCCCCTTCAAGTAGCTAAAATAGCGGTAACTGCCGTTACTTTTTTGCGAGCGGAACATCAACGCGCAATACGGTGGCACGCCGCCGTTGTCGAACATGCGTCCGGTAGCCGCATCGAACACCCGTCCGGTGATTTTTGCCAGCATTTCAATCGGGATCCCGGTCACCGTCAGGCTGATTGTGGTTTCTCCTTCGCTCGACATCGTGTCGAACGGCTGATCGTCTGCATATTGAGTCTTGCGGTTTACGCTCGGCTCATGCGTTACCTCCGCCGCGGGTGCCAGGTATTCCGGCGTATCCGCCAGATAGGTGGTAGAGTCGTCTTGCGTGACTTCGGCAATGTACAAATCACTGACGCCGACCACGCTTTTATACTCATTAGCATTCACGCTGATGGGCATTGTTCCTCCTTATTCCAAATAAACAAAATCTTTCGCCAGTCCAAAGTGTTGGCTGGTATCAGTATAGGGAATCATTCGTTCATTCCCTTTGACAAATCCGGCTGCCAGCATGGCGCTGTCCACGTCCGGCAAACCGGTTAAACCGTCACGGCTGTAGATAGAAATCTGAACCTTGTAAGATCGCATGGTCTCAGCATCATCCGCATGTTGCTCGGGTGGGCTATCAACCAGAGTTCCAATCAAAAACACATCCGGTCGAGCCGAACCGGTGGCAATCAGTTGCACACTCCAGGCAAACGGCACAGACAAAGATACCAGGGCATCTTCAACCTGTTCAAAGATCGTGGTCATAGTGCGCCTTCTCTTTCCAACACTCTTTTTTGCACCGTGTGAACTCTGCGCCGGTTATTATCGAATGATGGACGGAACCAGGGATGGGCATCCATCTTGTCAGTTCCAAATTCGTGGTAAACGCCATGCAAAGCACGTCGGTCGCGCAGATCCAGCTCAATGATGATGAAATGAAAGGTCCCGCTTACCTTGGGTTCAGACATCTGAATATGGTTGACTACCACACCGGTCAAATAAGGCGCAGCTTCATTCATGGCTTCGAACACAATCGGTGCACTTTCGGCTAAGGCTTTATCAACAATAGAATCAATATCTTTACCGGCTTGTGCCAGCTTTTTGAGATACTCATCCAGCCCTTTCATTTCAAACCGTGCCTTGAATGACATATTAGCCTTCTTTGGGTAGCTTAACCTTCAGCTCCAAATACTCATTGCGCTCCTGGATATTGTCCATCGACACAATTTCATAAATCTCGCTGCCCTTCACCACCACACACGTCTCATCCACGTCGCTGCGGTACCGCAGGGTCACTGTCGCCGTTCGCACCGCGTCCAATGTTCCCGCGCTCCATGCCTCGCTGCCGTGCGCGTTCACCCACTTCACCATCACATTGCTGGCCAGGGTGCTGTACGCCGGCTTCTGAAAGCCGCCCGTCATGGTTTCCACCGTGCGCTTCTTCAGGGTCACCGGTGTACGCAGTTCGCCCGGGTTGCTGGGGCGCCCGTTCAGGTTCATGCTTCCGCCTCTTCTGCCGCGGCTTCTGCCTCTTCCAGCGTCAGCGCAATCGCTTCCAGTTGCGTCAGGCACGCCCCCAGCCCAAATTCCAGCGAGGTCATACCGCTGGCAATCATGCCGGGGTTCTCATGCCATTGCACCATCAAAATCCTTGCTGCCGCCTTGGCTGTGGGTTCAATCGGTGAGTCATCCTGCCAGGCGCGCCCCGTGGCGTTCTCTATGGCCTTATCCACCAGCGGCAGCAGCGTCAGCATATCCGGGTCTGTGTTGCTCACCCGTAGCACCGCCGCTGCCTCCGCCGCCGTCAGAATGTTTGCCATGCTTACACCATGTAAAACAGGTCAAGTTTCTTGGACCCGTTGGGCGCGCCGTTCAACGCAAACAGGTTCTTCTCGATTTCGTCAGCATCCACCGCCAGCGAGCCGCTGTCCGTAGAACCATCGAACAGCTTCACCAGCAGCATCGCCGCGTTTTCCACGATATGCGGCAAGCCGAATTTCTTGGCAATTCCCACACTCACCGTGTCGCCGCTCTCGTTTACCTTCGCCGGGAAGTTGATATTGGTCACCGTCACAAAGGCTTTGATGCCCTCAACCTCGCTGGCGCCGCTCAGCGCAATCGTATCGGTGATTTCCTCACCCGCCAGGTTGGTACCGGTGATCACCACATTACCGGTAATTTCAGCCGCGTTACCCTTCACCGTCAGCGTGCGCGGCACGTCCGGGGCAGTGATTCCCGTGGTCACATCCTGCGCTTCCGCCCCCAACGTCACCGCGGCATGCACCGCCGTGGCGCTTATCGCATCCGGCGCAATCTGGTAATGCTGCACAAACATGGGCGTAATGCTGCCATCAGGCAGCGTAGCCGCGCCCTGAGACAAACTGGCAGGCGCCAGGTTCTTGTTGGTCACCGTGCCGGCTTTCGCCTCAGCCACAGAGGCAAAGGTAGCCGCAGCTTCCAAACCGGTCACCGTGGCGCCCGATTCAAACTCCAGCGTGCCTTTCGCCCCGATTACCCAGGTGTCACCGCCGTTTTCCATGCGGTTTGCAGTTACAGGTATTCCCATTGCTTCATCCTCCAATCTTCAAATTGAGTGGGGCAAACCTTCCGGCTTGCCCCCAATCAACCGAAATAATCAAACTACAGGGTCACTGCCAACAGCGCCATAGCGCCGCTGTCAGCCGTTTCCACGTCCATGCGGGCAATGCCGCGCACTTCCGAGCTGTTAGACCGCCAGGAAGAGCCGCCCACATTGGTGCTGGCAAATTCAAACGCCTGGCGTTTGAACAGCGTGATAAACTCGGTTCCGTCGCCAATCGCAATCCGTGCCCGCGCCGGAGCCGCCAGATTCGCCCAGTGAGCATCCGACAGGTAAATCACCTCGCGTCCCTTCACCCGCAGCTGGGTGGCGTTCACCGGGTCAGGCTGCAAAAGCGGCCGGCCGGTGCCGTCGTCCAGCGAATCCAGCAATTCCAGACCGCTCTGGTTGGTGAAAATGTTGGCGCTTGCCGCAAAGGCAGGATCCAACGTTTTGTTCAATACCGTCTTGATTGCCGCCAGGGTTTGGGTATTGTCGGTCACTGCCGTGGGGGTCAGCGCATTGATCTTCGCCAGAATCAGGCTGTTGTGCGTCAGCACAACTTTCTTGCTAAACCAGCGTGCCAGGTACGCCATCAGGTTAACCGGCGTATCCGCCATCTGGCTGTTGCTCACGCGCAGGAAGTCGCCGTAATCTACGATGGTGTAATCGATCTTGTTGAATTTCGGGCTCTCGCCTTCATCGCTGTCTTCCAAAACAGCCAGTTCAGACATTGCGCTCAAAGGCAATGCCGCTGCAGCTTGCTCGATCACCCGCCAGCCGCTGTAAGCCGTCACGTTTTCCACGTTGACATAAGCAGCCATGTCCACGAATTTGCGCATCAGCTCGATGATTATGTTGTCGAAATCCACCGGGTTCAGAAAACCACCGTCTTCGCCAACCGGGTCGCCGCCCGTGGTGCTGATGGCATTCATCAGCACGCCGTATTTCTCGGCGCTGTGAATACCGTCTTTTACAGATTTCGGGGTTACATGGTTGCGCAATGCGCCAAAAAACGCATCCCGGTAAGCCGAGCTGGCGCGCATATCGGTCACCTCTTGAGGTTCCTTGTCGCCGCCGGTGGGCACAAATTTGGCTCCCGGATCTCCAGCCGAAGATCCTTCATTGCCAGTTGCCATTTTCATGGAGATATACAGCTCATTCGCTGCTTTGGCGTCAGCCTTTGCCTTGTCCAGCGATTCCTTCATGTTCATGGCGTCTTCGATCTTTCCAGCCTCGAAAAGATCATTGATTTGCGCGGCAACTTGTTGCACTTTTGTTTCAGCCGCGCTTGCAAAGTCGTACAGCTTTTTTAAATCTGCCATTTCTTCATCCTCCTTTATTTAGATGAGAATTTTGACCTCGGCGCGGAGCGCGTCCATCGCCGCGTTTGAAAGTACCGGTTCTTCTGCCGGCTGTAGCAGATTGACCGGAATATTCACGTATCGTTTAGCCAGTTCTGGCGTAATAGCATTCAGAATGGCTTTGTTCACAATATTGGGTGTCACGGCGGCATCCTTTGCCTTCTTGCCGTCTGTGATCACCTCATCCACGAAACCATAGTTCAGCGCCTCGTTGGCGCTCAACCAGCTTTCCTGGGTCATCATCTTGGAGATTTTCTCGGTGCTCAACCCCGTGCGTTTGGCGTAGGTGTCCACCAACCCGGCTTTTACAGCTTTTAATTCAGCATTGAGCCGTTCCACATACTCAACATTAAGGGTGGCAAAGAAGAAGGAAACAGCCGGATCATGGATCATAAAATAGGCGCTGTCCTGCATTCGGATCACGTCCCCCGCCAGCGCCACCAGTGTGGCTGCACTTGCCGCAAGTCCGTCAATGCGCACGGTCACCTTGCCCGGGTATTCCACCAAAATGGAACGAATCACCGAACCGGCAATCAAATCGCCGCCGCCAGAATTCATGCGGATGGTGATAGGACCGCCCTTCCCGTACTGGTTAAGCTGGTCTCTGAACAATTTCGGCGTAATATCATCATCGAACCAGCTATACTCCGATATGTAGCCATAAAACTCCAGCTCAGTCTCGGTTTGTTCATCATCCGCAGCCGCATTTTGAATAACCGCATTACGAAACGTCCAAAACGGTTCATGCGGTTTGGCATTCCCTTCTAAACAGCGAATAGGTTCTTTTGGCATAACTCACTCCTCCTTACTTCTGTTGATTTTGGTTGCCCTGGTTGGCGCCATTCACGCCCTTCAGGCTGCCATCAGACTGAATTTGTCCCATGTTTGCCGGGAAATAATGCGCATCGCCGCCCTCAAAAGAGCTCATATCTTCGATCTGGCGTCCTTCGTTGGGGGTCAACACGCCGCTCTGGATGCGTTTTTCAATGACCTCTGACCTGGTTTTGGCGTCTGTGCGCAGCAACGCATCCCGGTTGAACTTGCAATACATGTAGGCTTGCTCTTCCTGGGTGAGCCATTTCAGGTTGCCTTCCTGTTCAAACTGCACCAGGTACGGGTCCAGCGTGGTATTCAAATATTCCAGGTTGGCTTGCTCGTTGCTGTTGTAGGCCTGCTTTCCACGGTTCAGCTTATGCAACGGCATCCCGAAGAAATCCGCAATCTCCACATCGTTCTCCTGGATGCTCTCCAGGAACTGGGCATCCACCGGCTTCATCGTGATAGGCTCAAATTTTGTGACCTTGTTATCCAGAATCGCCAGGCGGTAGGCATTGCCGCTCCCGCTCATGGCGTCCTCATAGGCATTGCGAATCTTCTCCCTGGCATCTTTTTCCACTGATCCATTCACCCACATGAGCCCGGACGGATTCAATCCTTGCGAGTAAAACCGTGCTTGTGTATCGCGCGCGCCCAATTGCCTGCCAAGGCTCTCACGGGCATAGCTGATAACGGACCGTCCGCTAATCCCATCCGTGCTATTGATCATGGCGTGAAACACCTCCACAGATGGAAGATATTCCGTTCGCCCATTCGCAAAAGTAGTTCGATACCAGATATCACCAGTCGCCGATTCAAATACCGGCGTGGTCATGGAAGCCTTCAAAATGAAGATTTCCCGCCGCATTCCAGACGGTGGCACTGGCATCCAGGCATACGCATCGCCCCAGGTGATCAACCACTGCGCCAGGGTTTTCTTGAAAACAAATGGGTTCATCCAACGGTTGGGTGAAACCTCCATCAGCCAGGCAATGTTTTGAAACATTGCCGATGGCTTTACCCGGTCAATGTTGCGATTCCTGGATGTAAAAATCTGAAACGGCATTTTTGCAATATCATCCGAAATGATGTTGATGCACCGGTAAGCCGTGGAAACATTCTTGGATGTTTCAGCGGTCACCGTTTGACCTGCAATGGTTACAGGGTTAAGCTGTTCCACCAGTTCGGGTAATGTCAGACTGGTTGTTTCGTTTTTAGGGCGTACCAGGTTGCGAATGATCATTTAAGGCTCCTTCCCAGGGCAAAACCTGCCGCAATCAAAAACACACCGCCCGCATACATGGCTGCAATGGGGCTGAGACAATAGGTTGCGTAAACTATCAACACGCAACCTGACACGACAAAAATGTCATCAATATAGTTTTTCATCACATACCCCATTCATCCGACATAATATCTTCGCTGATGTCCCGCAGGCTCTTCAAGCTTTCCAACCGCACCATCGCATTGATAATGGCTGCTATCGGGTCAATTCTTTTCGTGTCAGAGATATTCTTTTTACTTAACTTAATGTTCTCGTTATTGTCCGAAACAGTCATGGCATTGGAGAGCGCGTTTTTCAACAACGGAGAACCATCATGCACAATCTGACCGGATATCACCATTGCCCGAAAGAGTTTGGTAGGTTCGCTCAACGTCTGAACCCCTTGGCGAATTTCAACCGTGGTATACCCCTCGTCTGCCATTTCGTTCGCCCAGTGGGTGGCGTTGTAGGGGTCATAGCCTAATTCATGCACAACCCAACTGTTGTCCAGCTCCACATCATGGATATGAGTGGTGATAGCCGAGTAATGGGTAACTTCGCCCTCTGTGATGGTTACCCATCCCTGTTCAGCCCAGTAACGGTACTGAATTTTGTCTGTCTTCTCATGGCGTTCGACTGCTGCAGAAGGTATAAAACCCTGGGCGCAAACCGCCACCCTTCCATCATCCAGCAAAAACACGAACCCATCCGCCGTCAGATCGATCACCTTTGAGAGGTCCACGCCCACCAGGCATTGTCTTCCGCGCGTAAGTTCAATGAACTCTTTCCGGCTCACCCCCAACGGATCCCAAAGCTGCATATAGTCGCCCATGTAGCTTTTTTCACTGCCAACCGTCCAGACATTCAGGTTCTTGGTGCGGAAGGTAACAATCTTGTCGGGATCCTTGGAGTTAAAGGCTTCATCGTGCTGTGTCTTAATACGCGCCAGGCCTTCAGGGGTGCTGGCTCTCAGCGGGTTTGCCTTAATCCAGTTGTCCGGGTTATGTTCATCGTCGCCCTCATCCATTTCGCGGATGACTGCAAAATAACGCTCATTGGCAATCTCATTCTTCAATATCTGTTTACAAAACTGATATTCTTTGAAGCACGGGCTGTTGTCGATATACCGTCCAGCCGTGGTAATAATGAGCATCAACGCCTGTTCGCGCTGCCCCCAGGCGCTCCAAATCAGGTCGTAAATCTCGCTGGTGGGGTGGGCATGATACTCATCCACCACCGCCCCTGAAGGGTTCAAACCATCTTTGTTCTTGGTGTCTTTCGAGAGGGCGCGCATCTGCCCGCCCCTGGAGATATGGCTGATCTCATAATCCCGGATCTTCAATCGCTTGCGAATTTGCGGGCTTTTCTGCGCCATTGCCTTGGCTGCCCGGTAAACGATTCGTGCCTGGTTCTTGTCAACTGCCGCGCAATACACCTGGGGTGATTCCTCATGGTCGCCAGCCATCAAATACAGCGCCACACCTGACATCTCGGTGCTTTTTCCGTTCTTACGTCCTTCCTGGATATACGCCTTCTCAAAGCGGCGCAAGCCGGTGTCACGGTGCACCCATCCGAAAATACAACCAAGGTCAAATTGCTGAAACGGTTCCAGGAATATTGGCTTGCCTGCCAGCTTGCCTTCCAGGTGCACGCAATAGGTAAACCAGGTGTAAATCCGGTTTGCCCGTTCCTCATCGAACACCCAGGGGAATTCATCCGTACCCTGGCGCTCAAGGTCGTTTAAATGCCGCAAACAGGCAAGCCGCTCAGTGTTACCCACAACGCGGTTCCCGTTCACAGCATCAAGCGCATATTGAGTGCAAGGATGGACCATCAATCAAACTCCTCACCAAAACCGTCGGTCACTTTCTGTGCCCGTTTCTTTGCTAGTCTTGCCCGTCCACCTGGCGACAGTCCAAGCTTCTCAGCGTAGTTCACAATAATGCGCGCCCAGGCCTGTAATGCTTTTGTGTCTTCATCCGAAACAAACTCCTTTTGACTGAGCTCGCGGTATTTCGCCACAGCATCGCAATAAACACCAAGGAGGTCCGTATCCAGGTTATCGAGCAATTCGATTCCATTGAGTTTTTTTCGCACATCCTTCCAAACCAATAGAGCATTCTCACTCAAACCCTTCGGTGCCTTGAGCACAATCCGCGACTTTCGTGTCAGCTCCTGTTCAGCCTCCTGCCGGTTCTTTACCTCGGCTTCAGTCCAGTGCTTTCCTCCATTCACGGCTCCAACACCGATTTTTTCCGTTGCTTTTTGTATTGCTGTAGGCATTTTTGATCACATTTCCTTATGTTTAAGGCATCGATTGGGGACTTTTTCGCACGGCAAGCTCACGTCCGCTTAACGCGAATTGGTCAAAACTTTTTGACCGCCCCCCCCATTGATGTGCCGCGAGCCCACCCCACCTCCACAGCAGTCCTCTTTGAGTGACACTCTTTACACAGCGCCATCAATGGACTCGTGACGAACTTCACGCGATCACCCTCATGTCTCTCGACATGGTGAACATCCACAGCAGGAACATACAATCCTTTCGCTAAACAATCCTCGCACCACGGATGTGACGCAAGGTACGCCGCCCGACGCGCCCGCCAGGTTCGATCATAAAGGCGCTGCCGTTCGGGTTTGTGGTTATCATACTGACTATGCGCATTACAACGAGAGGAACCAAC